ACCGTCAAACAGTGCCTGCATATCACTATCAAGATTACCACCTGCCCACTGAATCATCTCCTGGTAACTTTCCTCACCGCCAACACTGTTGTACAAAATGTCTACATCTTCATCAGCCAAAGGTTTAACCTCTTGCTGTGATTGCCTATAGTCAAGGTACATCTGTGCAAGATCTGTAGGATCCATACCCTTCAGTTTCTCTAGAGTTTCTTCTGAATACTCATCTTGAGATTCGTTCCAAAGCTTTTCAAGAAAGTCAGGATCAGCATCAGACTCTTCAGGCTCATCAGACTTGCTTTCAGGTTCACTAGACTCCTCTTCAGTAGACTCTTTAGAGTCATTAGATTCGCCAAGTTTTTTTTGAAGTTCAGTGTATGCCTTCTCTAGATCTTGTGCGGTCTTGTATTTACCAGCAAGAAGTTGTTCCTCTTGTTCTTGAATGGCAGTACCTTTCTCAAGTGAATCCTGCTCATCAGCAGTCAGTTCACCTTCAGGTTGCTCATTCGGATTGTACGTCAGTGTAGCCATGGGCGGAGATTACTTTAAGTTTACCTAGACCAACTTTGGTCACATAATTTGGGTCAACACCTACCGTTGGTTCACCGACCAACGGCTTAGGTGCATACTTATTTTCAGGCTCTTTCTTCCTAGGCTGCCTGGGTTTCCTATTGGATGGTTTTGCGTTGTCCATAATTATTGTTGTGCTTGTGCAGCTTGAGCTTTCTGATCTACCTCAGCAAACTTACCGGCTTGCTGTGTCATAGCCATGTCTTGTGCTTGCTGCTGTGCAGCCTGATCGGCTTGTTGCACTTCATCAGCAGTCTTAACGAGATTGAGAGTATCAATACCCTGTGATGCAGCAAGACGTTTGATGAACTCTTCAGGAGCAATGTACTTCTGAATAGATTCTGGTCCCATGCTTTGGGCAATAGTTTGAATGAATTGATTCAGACTTTCTTGATCTTGACCACGACCGATAGCATTAACACCAGCAACAATAGTAGGGTTCACAAGATCCATAGGGATCTTAGGAATGACCTTAGTTTTCTGTGCTTGGTCAAGTTTACGATTTAGATAAGGCACAAGGAAGTCAACAGTCAAAAGACTGAATAATCCACCGAGCTGCTTTTCCAACTCCATCTGAGTCATCCTGACTTCTTCAGCAGTTGTGCGTTCAGAGTCACGTACATTCAAGACAAGGAATGCTTCACCAAGACGCTTTTCAAACGACTGAATCATTTGCATGACAGTAGAGAAGTCAGCAGTTTTACCCACGTTGATAACTCCGATGTCCTCGGGTCGGCCTTGCACGATGGCACCATTTCCAGCAGCCGCTAGGGTCTGTGGTTTAGTAGTACTAGAAGGGGATACAGTAAATACAACTTTTGCAGCCGCTGCAGAGCCTTCTACCATTGCCTGAGAAAGTGCTTCGAGAGACTTAAGATCTCCGATAAACTCTTCAGCTCTACCACGACCATATGCTTCTCCATCGACAACATTAAATCTGAGGCAAAGCCATGGTGTTGTGTTAAGAGGTGCCTTGCCAAAAGACTTGGGAATCATCTTCCCATCAACTTCCTGATACCACGTGTATCGGTTGTTGTCTCTCCGACAATGCGTGTACACATCTACATCATCAGCACCTAAGCCTTTCTCACCATCATCACCAACGCGATTAGGTTTAGGTTCAGGTAACTGCATGTTTGCAGGTAGTGATTCATTTAATACTTTTCGACTAATAACTTCTTTAGTAACTATCTCGATGACATTACCGTTACCATCACGATCTACGACATAGCGATTTAGAGGATATAGCTTGAGCTTATCTTTGCCCATATAAATGAGAGCATTGCCTGCAACAACTAAGTGCTTCATTGCTTGGTGAACAATCACTCGATCATCAGAAGCTGCGATAGCTTCCATCATCGTCCTTTCAATCTTGGAGAAAGAAAGGTCAAGCTCAGACTTTACAGTTGCATCAATACCCTCCATTCCCATCAACTTAACTTCGTCAATCTGCAGCTTAAAGAAGCTGGTTTGAACGGGCAGTAGAGCCAGCATAAGTTTGCTAGCCAGAGTAACGACACCTTTGGCTCCAGCAGATTGCCAAGGCTTGTGTAGGTGTCGTTTGCCGTTACGGTAACTATCGTCGTCAGTGATTAGGTAGGGAAGAGTAAGTCTTGCTGCCTCTTTAGCAGTGTCTAGAAATTGGTCACGGTCAGACCGGAGATAGTCATAACGTGATTTAGCAGTCATTTAATTAAACTCACTTTTTCTTTTTGTTTTTTTGCGTTTAGTCCTGGGTGGCATCGTTTCTCTTTTGTCTATACGTTTTTCACCACTAGGGTCATTGATGGTAGGCGTAAGCTTACTTACGTTAGGAAGCCTTTTAAACTGACCAGCATCATTAGAAATACGATCTTCAAGTTTGCTAATATTTGTGGGTTTAGGCATCTTGATGGTTGGCACTTTGCCTAGCTTAAAGTCCTTATTGATAGTAGAAGCTGACTCAATAATTTTATCAGTCTCACTCTCAAACTCATCCATCCTCTCCTGATCCTTCTTCTTAAGTCCGATGGTTTCCATGCCTTCAAAGGTGCTGTCTGTAACACCAGACATTTCTAGATACTCATCAACACTACGAACTTCATCCAGTTTTTCATCTTCAGTTTCTGGAGGAGCAGTTCCGTAAAGTTGATCGTTAGCATAGAATTGTAGCTCATACTCACCAGAGATATTCATGGTGTTGCGAGGTGCTCCGCCTTTATATTCTTGGATGGTATCTATACGGAAGTTGCCTGGATCCTCGCCTCTCATTATTGTGTCATAGACACCTTTATTACGCTTGTCATAAAGCCACTCTCTTACGTCAATCTTCACCCTGTCAGGCGTAGCTTCACCACCATAATCAAAGTCTTGTATGATTTGTTTTTGCTTTTCGACCCATTCATCTTCAAGTTTTTGAGGATAATTTCGTGTCTCCTTGCCAAACTTTATGTCAAGGTCAGTGAGAGAGTCTCGAACATCAAGAGCAGTAGCACCAGGGAACTCTTGCTTTACGGTGTCATAGATTTTTTCACCTTGAAAGTTCTTATCCCTTTCATTGTAATTGTCTACAAGATATTGTTTAAGTGGTGTATCAGCACCCAAAGATTCATAATCAACCTCACCTTGGTTAGGCCGATCAACAACCTTGTAGTCATCACCTTGAGTCTTTAGAAACTGCCGTAGTTTCTTAGCGTCTAATCGTTTAAGAATCCGTTGCTCAGCAGCAGTCAACACACCATCATCTAAGGCATCATCTAGTTCACTGTCATAGCTCATTTGTCGATACGTTGTTGTAACCAGTCAACAACTGAGCGTTGACCTGATCTGTACATGATTTGTTCCATGCTGTCATCCGGTGAGGGAGTAACAGCAGGAAAGATTTCGTCTAGTTCATTAAGTATTGATCTAGTCTCTAGTCCGAGTGTCTCAAGCGTATTGAGGGAGGTTCCGTGCGTCATGTTCAAAGAAAGCTGGCATCCTGGCTGCTCTAGTTGCACTAAGTTCAGGAGCTTTGCCTTCATACATCAGGCGATCACTAGAATCCAACCAAAATTTTTTGTCTAAATATTTATCGGATGCTCCAACCTGAAGAGGTTGCATCACCCAGTTAATAGTTGCCTTCCGAAGCTTGTCAAGACTAGGACTGATATCAAGCCCCAGCTCCCGACAAACAAGGCTATTGGTAGCAACGTGAATTTGTTCATCTCTGCTTATATCCGCTGAGGTTGTACGCATTGCAGCTGAACCATTAAATCGAAAGAACGGGAGTAGAACAAAAAAAATTGCACGCTCGGCAACCATTGCTTTGAGTACCGTGTGATCTGGATGCGAAGTCCACGCTTCTCGTAACCGTAGTGCTTCTTTCTCAGCCTTTTCATCAACGCCGTAAGCATCGGCGATGTAACCAAGAGCCAGGTCGTGGTTCTCTTCATCCCGTACATTAGAGATGAGTAACTCTCGGGAGAGATCCGGAACTTCAGAGGCCAAAGCATCATTGATAAAATCTCCAACAGGTAGTTCCATATGTCGCAATGCAAGAGCACGGAAGATTGCCTCTTCCGCAC